CAGCCGTCTCGGAGACACTCTTCTACGGCTTTTATTTCTTCTTCGCCATACGACTCGAATTTATTAGGGGCATACCAGATTTTTTTAGTCATTATATAAAGAATACAATTGTTTTCTTTATATAAATGATATATGAAGGTTTCTATAATAGGTACGGGTAAAATAGGTACAGATTTGCTTTATAAGTTAATGAAAATACCTGAATATGAAATTGTAGCATTTGTTGGTCGTCGTGATATTAATAAAAGTATACCCACGAATGTTACATATTATTCAAATGGTATTAATTTTTTTATAGATAATCCCAAATCCTGTGACATTGTATTCGATTGTACAGATGCATATTCAGCGAGGGAAAACGCGAAAGTATTTAGAAATCAGGGTATATATACAATAGATTTGACACCGTCTAAAATAGGTAGATTATGTGTTCCTAATATTAATTGCGATTGCTTATATCACATTGATAATGTTAATATGGTTACGTGTGGTGGACAAGTTTCTTTACCATTGTTGAAGTATCTTAAATCAAAATGTAGTATATCATACGCAGAAGTGGTATCACAGATATCATCGGATACTGCTGGTATGGCAACGCGGATCAATATAGATAAATATATAGAGACAACCGAAAGTGCTATACAAACACTTATTGGTATAAACAATTGTAAAGTTATATTGAATGTTAACCCGTTTCCAAAAACTGTAATGCAAACAACTATTTTTATAAAGACGAATCAAAAAGTTATTTTCGAAGATTATGATTTGTTTATTAAAAAAACGCAAAAATATATTAATGGTTACACAAGTGATGTAAGACCTATATATATAAAAGATAACATTATTATGGTTTCTGTGAAAGTATATGGTTCTGAAGATTATTTATCTAAATACGCGGGAAATTTAGATGTTATTAATTGCGCAGCAATAGAGGTATCTAAAAAAATATTTGATATTCGTAACGATAAAGTGGACATTCGTAAAAATGTTTATGAAAGAATTCTAGATGTTTAAAGAAGTGATTTTATAATGAATTAATGGATATTAAAATCAGTGACGTGATTGTATCGTTTTTGCACGATAAAAACATTAACACTGTATTTGGAATAATAGGATCAGCTAATTCACATATTTACGATTCATGTGTTAAATCTGGTATTACCGTTATAAATACGCATAATGAACAAGCTGCTTTGTTGGCTGCCGGTGGGTATTATAGAACGTCTGGTAAATTAGCTGTTGCTCTTGTTACTGCCGGTGGTGGAGTAACAAATTCTATAACTGGTGTTGTTAGTTTATGGGCTGATTCTATACCAGCAATTATAATATCTGGTCAAGAAAAGTTAGAATATGTGAAAAATCATACAAATAGAAGAATGTATGGAACTCAAGGACTTGATATTGTTCACATGGTTTCTAAAACGACAAAATACGCGAAACTTGTTGAATCCGATAGAATTCAAGATGAATTAGAAAATGCGTATAAGATATCATTACAAGATAGAAAGGGTCCTGTTTGGTTGGATATACCATTTGATATACAATCTAAAAGAATTATTCAACGAGAGTGGAATTCTATTAATTTTGAAATGGTAGAACCGAGTGATAAAGACATGAAAAATGTTTATAAGCTTATTGAAAACGCAAAAAGACCTGTTATTTTAGGTGGTCATGGTATAAAACTTTCTAAATGTATAGATTTATTTAAGTCGTGTATAGAGAAACTTAATATACCTGTATTACTTACATGGTCAGGTATAGATATTCTAGATCATGGTCATAAATTATTTTTTGGAAGTCCGGGTATATATGGTCAACGTTCATCTAATTTTATTTTTCAAAAATGTGATCTTCTTATAACGATTGGTTCAAGAATGACTATACCACAAACTGGATACGATTTAAATGAAGTTGCGAGAAATGCGAAGATAGTAATGGTCGATGTGGATGAGACTGAATTCAAGGAGTTTGTTGATTTTCCAATAAAAGCAAACTGTGAAAGTTTTATAAAAAAAATGTTTCTCGTTGAGAAGGTATTTAATAACGATTGGTTAAGTGAGTGTATAAATATTCGTAAAGAGTTTCCTATAGTGGATAATTATCACGTAGACGATATATTCCCAAATTCTTATAAATTAATTGATAGAATTTCCGATTATTTAAAAAGGGACCAAATTATAGTCACTGATATGGGTACGGCTTTACTATCTGGTCACCAGTCTATAAGACTTAAAGACAACATGACTATGTTTTCGTCGTATGGTTTAGGTGAAATGGGCTATGGACTCCCGGGTGCTCTTGGCGCTGCAATAGCTGGAAATGGGAGAGAAGTTTTATGTTTAAATTGCGACGGTGGTATGATGATGAATATTCAAGAATTACAAACTATAATTCAACATAATTTACCCATAAAAATAGTTATATTTAATAACGATGGATATCTAATGATTAAACATACACAAAAAATGTTATTCAAAGGTAATTATAGCGCAGTTGATAAAAATACTGGTATAGTTTTACCGGATTATATAAAAGTTGCGACGGCATTTGGGTATGAAAATTTTAGAATAAAAACATGGAGCGAGTTTGATTTTTATTTTCCTCGTTTCATGAATCATAAAGGACCTTCAATATGTGAAATATATATGCCACCCGAACAAGAATTTATACCTAAAGTAAAGGGTGTAGTTCAAAAGGATGGGTCTATGTTTGCACCACCGTTAGAGGAAATGTCACCAATATTACAAATGAATGATATTAAACGAATAATGAAAAATGATATATCTAAAAAATCTCAATTAATTATTCGGCCATCTGAGAAGCAATAACCCTAACAAGATCTTCTTGACCTGCTACAAGTTTTCTATTTCCTAGTTCTTTTACTAAATTGGGTATTTTTATATTGTATTTATTTGCAGAATATAAAATTTCCTTTTCGAATACTGAATGTAAATTGTTTTTAGCAGTTAATATGTTTATTAATTTTATTTTTGGAGATTTATACTCTAATTTTTCGATATGTTCCATTACATCCATGGTATTAGATGAATGGATTGTAGTCATTATTTCTAAAGGTGTATTTCCTGCACCGGCACCAAAACCATTAACGGTAACATCTATTATACTAGCACCGTGTTGTATAGCCATTAATGAATTTGCTATGGCTAAAGATAAATTGTTATGAGCATGGAATCCTAATTTTATATCAACTTCTGATAATTTTATAAAACATTCCTTTACCTGGTCCGGTAAAAATGAACCCGTGGAATCCATTATAATTACTGCATCTGCGCCATATGATTTTAATTTTTTAACTTCGTCAAACAACGTATCTAAAGAACACGTAGCACACATCATTAATGCGCCATATACTGTTTTACTTTTACTTTTGATATATTCTATATGAGATTTTGTCATTGATGCTTCCGTACAATGTGACGCTATTCTAAAAATATCAACTCCGTTTTCTATCGCGGGGTTTATATCCCTATTTATAGTAGCTATACCTGGAATAACGTGTACAGAGAGTTTTGTATTTTTAAGATAACTTTTTGCTAATGTTATCATTTCTGTATCTGATAGTGTAGATTCACCTATCGATATCGACGAAGCACCTAGACCATTACCATGACCTATTTCCATAACAGGTATATTAGTTTTTTCTACAAATTCGCATTGTTTTTTTATCATATCGCGTGTAAGATTATGTGATATAGCATGACATCCATCTCTTATGGTAAGATCGTTATATTCGATCATTGTTTAATATACTTAAAAAAACTTTAACTATATTTTACAAATGAAAGTAGGTGTTTTAGGATGTAATGGATTCTTTGGGCGATATTTTTTAGAACATAATAAATGGATTCCTATAACACGCGGAGAAGTTGATTTATTAAATTCAGTATCCGTAGAAAAGTTTTTTCGAAGGTATAAATTCAGTGTTATAATACATTGTGCGGTTGTCGGTGGTAGTCGTTTAAAAGAGGACACGAGTGACGTTTTAAAAGAGAACATACTCATGTTCGAAAATGTATCACGTTTTTTCGATGGTAAAATTATTTACTTTTCGAGTGGTGCGGTTTTTAATGGCAATCCACCCACCGATCCGTACGGTCTTTCTAAATGGATAATAGATAAACGTATCACACAAATACCTAACGCGTATAGTTTAAGAATTTGGGGGTGTTATGGTCCGGGTGAATTATCTACGCGATTTAGCGCTGTATGTAAAGATAAAGGACACGTTATTATAGAAAAGGACAAATATTTTGATTTTATTCACGTAGAAGATGTGATGAAAGTTGTTAGAGACTATATAGATGGTTATAGATTTTCAAAACAATGTAATTTGGTATATCCGGATAGATTGAAATTATCCGAATGGGCTAAAAAATTTGGTGCGACGTATGAAATTATAAATAAAAAGGAACTCGATGAACCATATATATCCGAAAAACGAAATGATTTATCACAACTAGAAGAATCAATAAGGTATAACAATGAAAAATGGAGTTTATTCTGTTAAAGAAATAAAAGGATATTAAGTATATGAAGATTACTTATAGTATTCAAGTATGTAACGAATCGAGGGAATTATATTCACTCATAAATTTTTTATTAAAGGTGATCGATGAAGATGATAATGTTCAAGTTATTATTGATAGTTTACACAAAACTGATAAGATAGATAAGGTTATTGAACATTTTAATGATAAAATAACGGTTTTAGAAAGACCTTTCGATACGTTTTATAAAAACGCTTGTTATCATAAGGAAGTTGCTACGGGTGAATATATATTTCAGATTGACGCCGATGAGATGCCACAAGAAAAATTGATAACAAATATTAAAAATATTATAAAGGAAACTGAAGCCGAAATATTCTTCATACCGAGAATTAACATTCATCCGGGTATAACGCAAAGTTTTATCGATTATTATAAGTTTAATGTAAACGAAGCGGGATGGATAAACTGGCCAGATTACCAAGGTCGTTTATATAAAAAATGCGAATCCATAACATGGACAGATGAATTACATTCTAAGTTAACTGGATCTACGAAGGTACAAGGTCTAGTTGCTAGACCTGAACTCGCTTTATGGCACATTAAATCAATGGAGAAACAAGAAAGTAGATGGCAGGACGACGGTGAAGATGGTAATGGTACTACTATATTCCCACCTTCTAAGGAAAATTTATACGACCAATTAATGTAAATTAAGTTTAAAGATATTAAAATTTATATAATTAGATAATGAGTGAGAAATTTATTCATGTAAAAAGAATACACACGTTTAAAAATTCCATTTTTTATTCACTTATTCGATATAAAAATGAAATTTTGGGTTTTGGTAGAAGATATTATGGCGAAGATAGAATCGTTAAACAGGTTAAGTTAAGTGATAACCTTGATATTATAGAAGATAAGAATGTATTATTCAGAGGTGAAGATCCGAGGTGTTTTACTTATAAAGATAGACTATACATTTTAGATAATTATTTCAACGACATGCATTTGATAGATTACGAAACGAAAAAGTACTTTAAAATTAACGCGAGTGGTAAAAACTTATCTTTTATCGAACATGACGATAAATTATATTTTATACATTACATAAAACCATTTCACCTATATACTTTAGATATGAATAACGGTGAAATAAAAAAGGTAGAAGTATTAGATGATAAACGTCATTATAACCTTGAATATAGAGGTGGTACACCCGCATATAAATTAAACGATAACGAATATTATGGATACGGTCATAGAACGTACGTAGATGATACTAGTATAGTAAAACATGATATATTCAAATGGATAGTTAAATTTCAATACGGTAAACCATTAATAGTTATTGAAAATGTAATTCAACCAGAAAATGGTAAAAATATATGTGATCCAACAAGTGTTATAGAATTACACGGTAAAAGGTTTCTAATAACTGCAGAATCTGATAAAATATGGTTTTGTGATCAGGATTACGTGACAAATGTTTACGAAATTGTAAAAAATAATATCACGATAAAGTAATGCTCGGGACTGAAATAGAACACATTGATGGTCTTAGTACGTCTAATACCGATAATATGGCTGAACTCGAAGATATTCTAAAGTATTGTCAATTGGGTCGAGAATGTTCGAAATCTATTATGGATGAATACACAGCATGTGATAAAATAAGTAAAGAGGTAATAGTATGGTATTCTCATAACAAAAAGGTACTGAAACAGATGAATGACTGGGCAACACTTTATAAAGATGAATTTATTGAATATGGAAAAAAAGTAAATGAAGTTCAGAAACGGATTAAAAATTTAAAAAATAATGTAGTTAAATCTTAATATAATTTCAAAATCTCAGCAACCGCTGGGTGTCGCAAGATGTCTTCATCGTCCATGATGACATGTTCGATATATTCTAAATCCAATCCCTT